ATCGTTTTTTAACACGCGGGCAGTGACTGACAAGGTCCCGCCCGCGATCCGCTCAGCGCTTTCGAAATTCGGCGCGTACACCCGGCGCAGGGACAAATCCAGTTTGAGATACAAACCGTTCGGGGTGTCCGCTCCTCTCGGCAAACCCCCCTATGTCCACCAGGGGTCATTCAAGCGCACGTCAAAAAAAAATGGGACTGTGAAAATTCAGGCGGCCAGTCCTCTTCGAGAACTGACGCTGTTCGCGTACGACCCGGAGCACAGGTCGGTGGTAATCGGCCCGGCTGAGTTCCGTTCGCCGTTGGGGCCCGGAGTGGTGCCTGCGATCGTCGAGCAGCGGCATCCGCACACGTTGCCAGCGTTCGATGCCGAGAAGGGCGGCGCCGCGGGCGAGTTCAAAAACCTGATTCGCTGAGGTGATGAATGGCGCGGTTTACGGCTGGTGCGATTGACTGGAACGTGCAGCTCACCGTGGGAATGCTCACGCGCATCAGGCGCGAGTGCGGGTTGAATCTCGCGAATGTCGTCGTTGACGCCGAGCAGTTCCTCGACGTGATCAGTGCGGCGCCGGAGTCGCTCGTTGGCTCGTTGTGGATCGTCTGCGAGAAACAGGCTACCGCCGCCGGACTGACACCGGAGAATTTCGCGGAGTTGTTCGATGGCGACGCCCTCGATCGTGCGGTGACAGCGCTGTTGGAGGCCAGCCTCGATTTTTTCCCGAGGGCCCGCGGCCGGGACGCATTGCGAGCGGGGATGCCGCGGGCGTGGGCGAAAATCGAGCGGGACGTGAACGCGAGGATCGCGGAGCAATTCGATTCGATGTTCTCGATCACTGCTGGGAACTCGCCGGAATTGTCGGGATCGACCCCACCGACCGGACCTATCGGGAGCTCCAGCACATGGCCGACGGGGCCCAGCGAACCGCGTGGGCCCACACCGCCGCGCTGATTCTCGGGCATTTGAAAATTATGACCGGTCAGGGGCCGCGGCTGATCGACCTGATTCCGGAGCGATACCGGGTGGACGCGAGCGAGGAACTGAGTCCGGAGGACGAGGAGGCGAATACCGCGCTCGCATTCGCTGAACTCGAATCGGGGCTGAGAGCGCTGTCGCGACAGGCCGGATCGACGATCGCCGGATTCGCGAGGTGATCGCGCGTTCGTTGCGGAGGTGTTCAGATGGGTGCGCCATCAGGAGCGATTCGCGCTGGGCGCGCGTTCGTTGAAATGTTTGCCGACCCGTCGAAGCTAGTTCGCGCTCTGGAGGGCGCGAAACAGCGTGTGATGGCGTTTGCGCAGTTCACCGCGAAAATCGGTGCGGGCGCGGCCGCGGCCGGCGGCGCGGTTTTCGCCCCGCTGGCCAAATCGCTAACCGCGGCCGTTGAGGAGGGTTCGGAGGTGTCGCAGTTGGCGACACAGTTCGGGAGCACCGCCGAGCAGGTTTCTCGCCTCCGAGGCGCGTTCGCCCAGGCCGGAGTTGGCGGCGAGGATTTCTCGAGCGCTATGGAACGCCTCGGGGAAAAAATTAGCACCGCCGCCGATTCGGGCGGATTCCTACTCGATAACCTGCAATCACTCGGAACGGCCCGGGACTATATGGGTAAGGGGCTTGACGAGCAACTCGACATGATCGCGGAACGGATCAGGGCCATCCCCAATGCGTTCGACCAGGCCCGCGCCGCCAAAGATCTTGGGTTTTCTGCGGAGATGGCGGCTGTGCTCAAAAAAGGGAAGGCGGGTTTGGACGAGTACCGCGCCGCGGCCGAGAAAAACGGGGACGTGATGAGCGGTGAACAGGCGAAACAGGCGATGGAGATTCAGAGGGAATATAACCGCGTGATGCTCGCGGCGCGATCGACGATTCTGGAGGTTGGGAAGGCGCTTCTGCCGACGGGCGCGAGTTTCACCTCGATTGGTCAGAGCATCCGCGACGTCCTCGGCGACGTGCGGAAATGGATCCAGTCGCACCGCGAAATCATAGTCGGGGTGGCCGCCGCCGCGGGCGCTCTTCTCGCCGGCGGTTCGGCAGTCGCGGCATTCGGCGCGGCCGTCGCCGTCGCCGCCCCCATCATCGGTGGTTTGATTATCGCCGTGAAAACGGCAATTGTCGTGGTTGGGGCGCTGGTGTCTCCGATCGGGTTGGCGGTGGCCGCCGTAGTCGCGGCAGCAGTCGGAATTGGTTATCTCATTTCGCGGACGGAGGCCGGGCAACAGGCGTTCGCGGCCCTGAAGGCGGCGATAGGTGACGCCGCGGAGTTCATCCGAGGCAGTTGGAGAGGAATTGCTGACGCGATTGGCGCGGGGGATTTCTCGCTCGCGTTCAATATTGGCATGAAATCCCTCGAAGTGGTATGGCGCGGATTCATTCTCAAACTCACCACAACATGGATTGGATTTAAAGCGCTGTTTGTCGATACGTGGGAGGAGGCTACGGGAGAAATTGCCAAGGCGTTTGTGCTCGTCGGGGCCGGAATTGAGTCGGTGATTACGGGCATTATCACGGCTCTCGTCAACCAGTTCAACGCGATCGCGAAGGCGTTGCGGCTGCCCGAGATCAGTTTGCGGGGGCTGCGCAGCCCCGAGGAAATCGGACGGGCGGCCAATGCGATGATAGACGCCATTGACGCGCAGACGGCCGCCGAGAAAAAACGCCGGGCGGAGTTCCGCAGGGGCCAGTTCGACGACGCGAAAACCGCGCTCGACATCGCCAAGGAGCAGCTCGAAATACTCAAAAAACAGGCCGAGGAATCGAAGCGGCAGGCCGACTGGGACCGCATCCCGTGGTTGGAATATGAGGAGGACAGCACTCCGCGCAAATCGCCGCTTCCGAGTTTCACCGCGTTGAGCGAACTCGCCAAGGGCACGTTCGGCGGCCAGGCGGTTCAGCAGACGCTCGGTTATGGGGACAATGTCGGTCAGCGGCAACTTGACGCGCAGATCGGCATCGAAAACAACACCGCTCAATCAGTGAAACTGTTGCAGGATCTCAATGCCAAGCCCGGCGCGGTTTTTAAATGAGGTGTGATTCGTGGAGCTCGTGTTCATTGAAACCCAAAAATCGCGGCAGGTCACCGGTTCGGTGACTGATTCCAAATTGCGCCGTGAATGGGTTGCGCTGCGCCACACCGATGAGGCTGTTGTCAATGCCGAGCTCCTCGCCATTGCTGGACCGAGTTTCGATGGATTGCCGTACTCGTCTCACAAAATCGATCCGCTCGGCGGCGGGGTGTGGCTGTGCGAGGTGATGTACGAGTTCCGGATCCCCGATGCTCCGGAGAATCAGGACGACACCGAGGCGCTTGGGCCGAGCTACGCGGTGGACATCACCGCGGGTTCGCAGCACATCACGCAGAGCCTGGCCACGCTCCGGGGCGTGGCCACCGGTATCAATCTGACCATGCATCCGAGCAGTCCGTTCCGAATGCGCCCCGAGGGCACGATCGCTCCGTCGGCCGCTGACGTCGGCAAACAGGTGACGATCACGGGCGGAACCGGCTGGACTCTCGGAACGTACACGATCTCGGCATTCGACAACGGCTATTGGGTGGTGGCATCATCGCCAGCCGCGCCGGGAACATCCGGCGGCCGGTTCTGGACAACCGCGGTACCCAATTACAATCAGGCCATCGGTGTGACAAAAGATCGTGTAGAAGGCACCGACAAATTCGTTCCAAAATTCGAGTTCTCGATCACGGTCAAAACGTACCCGGTGACGCTCGAATTCCTCCGCACCGTTCGCTCCATCGTCGGCAAAACCAACGACGCCGCGTGGAGAGGATTCGCTGCCGGTGAATTGCTCTATATGGGCATGACTGGTCAATGCGAGCCGAACAATTTCTGGACGCTCACTCACAAATTCGCCGCTGGCGAGAACCTGACTGTACAGGTGACCCCCGATCTGAAAATCGATAAGGGGGCATGGGAATACCTCTGGTGCACGTATCAGCAAACGGTTCTCAACGGAGTGGCGCTGCAGGTGCCGCGGGCCGCGTACGTCGAAAAAATTTACGATAGCGTGGATTTCAACACGCTGCGGTTGAACCCGCCCGTGTGTAATTGGACCAGCGATGTGTACGGGGGGATGCACCCGCTGACGGTGGCGTTCACCGACCTGAGCACCGGGACGCCGCTCGAGTGGCTCTGGACATTCGGAGATGGAACCACATCGTCGCTGCGAAACCCGGTGAAAACGTACATGATTCCCGGAACCTACACGGTCTCTCTCACCGTGACGAACGGCGCTGGATCGAGTTTCAAAACTGTGGCTAACTATGTCACCGTTTCCTAACAG